TCGCGAGGATGCCGAACGCACCACCGAGGTCGGCGCTCAGCGCGCGCGCCGTCGTGATCGCCGCATCGGCGAGGAAGGCAATGACGTTGGTCGCCGCCTCGACCAGGTTCTTGACGATGATCGCGCCAGCAGCAACGACCTTGAAGCCGGTCGCGAGAATCCGCCCGCCTTCGGCTGCCGCGTTCTCCGCCTCAGCCGACTTCGCCGTCTCCTTGGCGTAGTCGCGAATGGAAGGCAGCAGCTGCTGAACGGTCGCGTTCGCAACGCCTGCGAGCGTGCCCTTCAGGCGGTCGAGGTTGTCGTTGAACTCGCCGGCGGCGGCAGCGGCCTCCTCCGAGATCGTCTGCCCGGTGGCGTCTGCTTCCTTCCCATACTCCTGCAGCTTCGCGCGGCCTTCGATCAGGACCGGAATCAGGTCCGCTCCGCTCTTGCCGAAGAGCTTGATCGCCAGCGCAGCGCGTTCGGGTCCGTCAGGCAGCTCGGCGAAGACATTCGCGAGGTCGAGGATGATCTGCTCGGTCGGCCGGAACGCACCCGTCGCGGTGTCGCGCGTGGTGACGCCGATCTTCTTGAGCAGCTTCTCGTTGTCGAAGAGGCCCTTGCTGAACTTCTCGATGCCAGACGCCAGCGTCTCGACATCGATGCTCGAGAACTTCGCGGCGAAGCCCAGGCGCGACAGGGCCTCCGTTGACACGCCGGCCGACCGCGCTAGCTCGCCGATACGGTCTGCACGATCGAGGGCTGAGAACAGCGCCTCAATGCCTTTCGTGATCCCCTGCAGGCCGATGTACGCCCCGATGAGGTTCTTCACCTCATCGCGGACGTTGCGCATCCCCCGCGCCCACGCGCCCGTGTCCGGCGCGATCTTCTCGCCGGCCGCCTTCGTCTTGGCGAGGTCGCCACGCAGGGCAGCGAGGCTCGCCTTGATGTCGGCGATGTCGCCGCTGATGCGGACGCGCAGGTTGGTCTGGGAACCGTCAGCTGCCATCGGTCAGGGTCTTCAGGTAGGCCTTGAAGGACTTCGCGTCGTAGCTCGACGCAGCGCGGGCGGTGACCAGCTGATCGGCCAGCGCGCGGCGGTGGGCGCGCGCGGCGGCATCGGAGAACGCTCGGAACTGGCCGAGCGTGTAGCGTTTGATCTGTTCGAAGGTGTGGCCGTGCTCGATCAGGAGCTGGCAGGCGTCTGCCCAGCCCCACTGGCCTGCTGCATCAGCTTGGCCAGTTCTGCGGCCCGGCCGCCCAGGAGCGGTGCGAGCCTCCGGATAAAAAAATCGCGATTCACCTGCAGGATCGTCTTCGCCAGTTCGTAGAACTCGGCGGTATCACCCTCGCGCACCCAGGCCTCGTCCCTGCCGATGCACAGCGCGACGGCCGCGAACACGCCGTCGCCGTGGTCCCCGATCAGGGTGAGCAGCAGGCTCAGCTCATCCGTGCTGCCGCTGGCCGGCACGCCACCGTTGTCGAAGAGCGCATCGATCACCGGACGCGCGCTGCGCACGATGGCGGGGATCGCACCGATCTTGATGGGGCTGACCGCGATGTCCTCGCCGCGGTACTTCACGCTGGCGCCCGAAGGCGCCAGCACTTCCATGCTGTCAGTGGTCATGGCTGGATCAGCTCTCGACCTCGACCGTCATGTATTTCGACAGACCGACGCCCTTCGACGAGTCGGACTGCAGTGCACCCTGCACCTCGCCCGCGCCGTAGTCGTCGCCGATCACGGCCATCTGCTGCAGCAGGCCACCGTTGACCTTGAAGCAGTGGACGCGCACGCGCTTGCCGCTCTGGGCCTCGTTCAAGCCCACGAAGAGCAGCTCGTAGATCTTGTTCGAGTTGACGAGCGCCTCGACCTTCTTCTGCGCGCCGAACGTGTAGGTCACGTCGAGGTTCGCAGCGCCCGACACCGGGTCGGTGATCGTCGAGGTGCTGGGGATGTAGAGCTGACCGTCGACCAGGCTGTAGTCCGTGTCGGGCGTGTACGCGGTGCCACCACCGTGCGGCTGCACCGACGTGATCGTGGCCGCGATCTTCGCCATCGGCGCATAGCCGCCCTTGTAGGCGACAACCGCTTCCGCCGTCGCGGTACCCGACGAGATCGACGTGACGTCGGCGCGCAGGCCGCGCGCGAAGTTCTCGGCGCTGAAGTCGTGGAAGGTATAGGCGATGTCGACGCCCGTCAGGCGGCGAATCTGGTTGCGCAGGCCACCGCCCGGCGTGGTGTGGTCGGTGAGCGACTTCACGTCCTCCTGCGGCGACAGGGTGAGCGCGGAGCAGTTGCCGACCTCCATGAAGGGGGCTGCCGCGCCGAACTCGCGGATCAGGATGTTGCCCGAGCCGACGTAGCTCTGGTCCAGCTGCTGGTTCGACATAAAAATTTCCTCTCGGGGAGCGCCGCTGACGCGCGGCAATGCGCCCCCGTCGCGGCTCTCGCCACGGGGGAAGGTGGTCGCTGGGGATCAGCGGATGGGGACGTTCGACTGGTAGCGGAGCACCGCGCCGATCCACTTCTTCCCGTCTTCGGGAGCGGTCGGCGTCATGTCCAGGTATCGGGGGTTCTGCACGCCGGCCGGATAAGTCGCCTGGCGGTCTTTCATCGCGCGCTCGACGTCGTCGATCGCTTGGTCAAGCAGTTCTTCGTGATCGTCGATTCCGGTCGGAACGAGAATCGCGACGCGAACGATCGTCAGACGGTGCGTGTTTTTCACCGCGTCGTCTGTCGCTCGCTGCTGCGATTCAATGCGCACGTTGATCGTCGCCGCCGAACCGGTCGGAATCTGCACCGCCTCGGTTGACACGTTGAGGCCGGCGTCGGTGTTGTAGCCGTCTGCGATCTTGATGACCGACAGGTTCGTCGCCATCGCATCGACGAGTTGCTTGCGCTTGCTGGTCATGCGACCACCCAGACCACGCGCGACTCATCGCGGCGCTGCTCGGCGTCCAGTTCGAAGGACTCACCAGTCGCCGTCAGCGTGACCGTGCCGGCACGCTGCGGGTTCGCCACTTCGGCAAGCATGAAGGTCACCGCCGTGCGCATCGTCGCCACGTCGGTCTGGTCGACCGTGTAGACCTGCACGTCGCGATCGACGTAGACCGTGCACGGCACGGGCGAGCCGCCACCGGGCGGCGTGTAGGTCGCGGCATCTGCAATGCCGGCGTCGGCGAAAGCCGCAGCCAGCGTGGCGTCCATGTCGCGGAGGAATTGGGTCTGGCTCATCGGAAAGCGGAAGGGGCCCGAAGGCCCCTTCCGTCAGCTCCTTGACTGCAGGCGATTACGTGCGCTTGCCCTTGACCAGCGCGGCCGGGCGGGTCGCGTAGTTGAGGGCGTTCATCTGCACCTCGAGGTTCACGCCCTTCCCGTTCTGCATGTCGTACTGCTTCGCGTAGCGCGGCAGGCCGATCGTGTTCACCGTCTCGTTGTAGTCCGCCGGCGCGTACACGGTGCGCCAGAAGCCCGCCGCGCCCACCGGGAAGAAGTGGGCCTTATCGGCCGCGATGAACGGCGAGCCACCGACGGCGCCTCGGTAGTTCTCGAAGCGGATGCCGCCGTAGTCGAGCACCTCATACGCCGAGGAGCCACGCAGCTGCGCCGCTTCGGCCTGGTTGAGGTACGTCGCGCGCACTTCAGGATGGGCGATCAGGTCGTCCCAGAAGCTGTCCGAGCACATCGCATGGACGCGGGTGAACGGCGTGCCGCCGAGGGCGTCGGCGATGGTGCGCACGACCTGCGTGCACTTCTTGCGCAGCGCGCCCGACGCCGGCGTGGCGTTGTCGAGATCGAAGTCGATCTCGGCCGCCTGGCTGACGCCGAACTCGGCGAACAGGTCGTACAGCGTGGTGCCGTCGCCGTTGAGGATGACGCCCTTGATGGCGCCGATGCGCTGGTATTCCAGCGTCGGATCCATGCTGAGCTGCGTGTGCTTCATCATGCGGCGATTCACCAGCGCCGCGACGGTGTCGACCTCGCTCTCGCTGCCGAAGGCGCGCACGTTCTGCACCTCGTCGGCGACGATCGCGTCGTCGATCTGGTAGTGCGGGACGATCAGCGAGCGCATCGTGCGCTTGTCTTTCGCCAGCGTGCTGCCCGGGCCGCCGCGCTGCGACGGGTTGACCAGGCTGAGCGTGCCGTTGATCTGTTCGATTATGATCGTGGTGGTGGTGACGCCCTCTTCGGCCCAGCCGCAGACCTCGCCGGCACGGCCGGGCATGAAGGGCATGGCGTTGATGGCGTCGGTGAGCGACGAGACGCTGAAGGCGTCGTTGCGGAAGATGTCCAGCGTGGGCATAACGGTCTCCTTGGCGCCGGGGCTTATCCGGCACGCATGCGGTTATCGGAACGTTGGTTGCTGCGAGAACCGCAGCGGATGGTGGTTCGTTAGCGGACGAGGATGTTCAGCGCCTTCAGGTCGGCCTTGCCCGCGGTGACGCCGGTGGCATCGTTCGCGGCCCAGCCAAGCTCGTTCGCGTTCACTTCGGCGTGGCGGACGAGCGCGACGCCAGGGGCGTCCGCCGAGGAAGCGTTCACGGCGGCGTACAGCACGCCCGCGGCGACTTCGCTGCCGTCGGCGGCAGTGTTGTCGTAGGCCTTGTATTTGCCCGACGCGGTGACCTTGCCGAGGACGGCGCCGGCGGCGAGGTTCTGGCCGCTGAGGATCGTGACCGCTTCGCGCGAGATGGTGCCATTGGCCTCCGCGAGGATGAAGCCGCCAGCGTGGGTCGTTTCGGTGAGCGACATGGTGTGTCTCCTGGTTTCTGTGAGTTAGCGGTTGCCGCGCGGGTGCTACTTGCCAGTCCCCGCGGCGGCAGCGCGGCGGCGGCTGTAAACGTCATCGGACAGGGTGGTCCGGCGCGATTCCTTCGGGCCGGTCGGAAGCGCCGTGGTGATCGTCGGGACTTCGGCCGCGATCGCCTGAAGCTGCTTGCGCGCGGTGTCGACGTCGGTGTGCGCGGTGACGAAGTCGACCGCCATCTCGGGGAAGCGCGCCGCAGCGCAGAGGTCAGCGATCTTCCTGGCGTGCTCGATGCGCGCCGGGATGTCGTCGGCCTTGAGCGTGGCAACATCGAGCGCGAGCAGCGCCATGGCAAGCGTCGGATCGAGCCCGGCAGCCGTCACCTGCTCGGCGAGCGCTGCGCGAATCTGGACCGGCTCCATCTTCGCGGCGATCTCTTCGGCTCCAGCGGCGAGAGCCGCCACGAGGCCGTCGGTGTCGAGTTCGATGAGCAGCGTCTCGCCGCCCGCCGCGGCCGCGCCGTCCGGCAGCACGTCGGGGAGATCGGCCGGCGGCTCGTCGGTGCCGTCATCGTTCGCGGCTTCCTCCTCGACGACCGGCGCGGCGATGTGGGCCAGCAGGTCGCGCATCGTGCCGACCTGGTCGGCGAAGCCGGCGGCGACCGCGAGCGGGCCGTTGAAGCAGCCCGCCTGGGTGGCGCGCACGGCATCGGCGTCAAGCCCGCGGTAGGTCGCGACCGACTCGATGAAGAGGTCGGCGAGGCGGTTGACCTCGGCCTGTTCGGCGTTGAAGGCCTCCTCGCTCAGCGGCAGGTGCGGGCTGTAGTCGACCTTGCGCGCGCCGGCAAAGATCGGCGTGACCTTGATGCCGAGCTTCTTGTCGTACTCGCTCTGGTCGACGTGCCAGCAGACAACGCCGACCGAGCCGACGCCGCCGGTGCGGGTCAGCCAGATTTCATCGCAGGCCGCGGCGATCGCGTAAGCCGCCGAGTAGGCGAAGTCGTCGACCATCGCGTAGATCGGCTTCGTGCCGCGCGCGGCGTAGATGCGGTCGGCGAGGTCGAAGCAGCCCGACGCCATGCCGCCCGGCGAAGCGATGCGCAGCACGATCGCGCTCACGTTCGAATCGGCGACAGCCTCATCGAGCGCGTTGCCGATCGCCTCGTAGCTGACCGGGCCGGGGTCGCACAGGCCGGGCGCCGGGCGATTCACCAGGCCGCCGGAGATGTTCAGCACGCGCACCTCGCCTTGGCTTGCGCTGCCGGCCGGCGCCGGCCCAGTGCCTGGCACTTCGACGAGAGGCAGCGGCGCGTCGACCGCGCCCGACAGGTACGCGCCGAGCAGCGACTCGCCGAGCACGGGATGCACCATCAGCGGCTGGCCGATGGCGTGGGTGAACAGGGTCGTGACGACCGGATGCTTCGGCGCGCGGCCGAGCATGCGGGCGACGAGGCCGGGCTTATTCGGCATGGGTCGGATCTCCGGGGTTCGTGTCGTTCTGCGGCTGCTGCGGCGCGGGTGCCGCGGCGACCTTCTGTTGGCGGCCGTCGCTTTCGTACTTCAGGCCCTGCGCGTCGGCGCGCGCGTTGTCCTGGGCCTGCTCTGCATCGACCGCCTCCGGGTCGTCGCCGTTGCTGAGCACCACGCTCGAGCGACTCTTGAAGCCGGAGCGCACCGCCTTCGTATCGGCGTCGACGTCCTGGACCGGATGGCTGTACGGCCAGCCCTGCGGTACCCAGAGCGTCTCGAAGACGTCCTCGCGGACGTCGGCGTATCCATCCACCTGCAGCGCTGCAGCGAGCACCGCCGCGTCGAGGTAGGCCTCACGGATGGGCTGACAGAAGCGCGGGATGAAGAGCAGCCACTGCCACATCTCGAGGACGCGGCGGAACTCGTTCAGGATCAGGCGCAGCGCGCGGTCGGAAATGTTGCGCAAGTCGCCGGTCAGGACTTCGTAGGGCACGTTGTGGCGCGCGGCAATCGCCATCAGATGCCCGCGCACGTATTCGGCGTAGTCGGTTCCGGCCTGGGGCGGGTTGGCGAAGACCGGCTCGAGGCCGGGCGGCAGTTCCTGCGCGGTGCCCGGTTCAAGGCCTGCGAGCGGGACGTCATCGACGTCGACACTGCCGGCGCCGTTCTGCATCTCCGCGACCATGCCCGGCGGCAGTTCGTCGCCGGTGACCTGCTTGTAGAACACCGCGAACAGATTCGCGATCTTGTGGCGCTCGAGGACGGCGTCGTCCAGCGAGTCCAGGTTGAACATGCGCAGCAGCACCGACGTCGCGCGCGGGATGCCTCGCAGCTGGCCGGCGCGCAGCGGCTCGTAGACGTGCAGGATCTGCTCGGCTGGCACGCGCACGAGCTCGCCGCCGTTCGTGCCGGTCTGGTACTCGCCCGGGTGCTCCCGGTACATCCAGTAGGCGACGCGCTGGCCGATCGCGTTGAACTCGATGCCGGCGCGGATCGGATTTCCGTTTGACGCCGTCGCGTAGTAGTCGGCCGGGCACTGCTCGGCTTCGATCAGCTGCACCTGCAGCGGCACGGCAAGGCCGTCGGTCGGCCGGCGCGGACGAAGCCGAACGAAGATCTCGCCCGCTTCGTGGAATTCGCGCCACGCCAGGCCCTGAAGGCCATAAAAGTCGAGGACGCCGTCGGCGTCGCACTGCTTGCACCACGTGCGCCAGAGCTTCTTCTCGGCCTTGCGGTAGGCCCCGTCCCCGTACAGCCCCTTCGCCTGGATGCCGGTGCCGATGCCGTTCGACGTCAGCTTGTCGAGCGCGGCGCCGCCCCATGGATCGTTGCGCGCGGCGGCGCGCGCGCGGTTGCGGATCGTCCCAAGCGCGTAGGTCACGGCCGCGTTCGGGCCACTGCCCGGAACGCGCCAGGCGCGCACGCGGCGGCCCTGCGTGCGTGCGGCGTCGTACGGGGCCGCCTCCGCCGTCGGCGTGCGGAAGCCGTCGCTGAGCGCGTCCGTCATCAGAGGCCCCTGCCCGACTGAGTGATCCGCATCGTCCGGCGGCGCGGAGTGGTGCCAGCCGCCGCATCAACTTCGGCGCGCATCTGCTTCAGTACGGCCAGCATGGCCTCCGAGTTCTGGTACGTGATCGAGCGGTCGGCGTAGCGGACCGTGAGCTGGCCGCTCGCGATCGCCTTCTCGAGCTTCTCGATGTCGGTGGTCGTCCAGGCCATATCAGCGGCGCCCCAGATAGCTGCTGCGAACCACGCGGCGTTGCGGCCGCGTGGGTGCCGGCGCGCTGCCGGCGTCGTCCACGATCGGCCGCAGGTGCTTCACGCCCGCCACATGGGCGAGGAAGACCTGCTGCCATTCGCAGTCGAGGAAGTGGTTGTCCTTGTGCACCCGCATCCACTGCACGCGGCCCGACGGCAACCGCATGCGCTGCTCGGCGACGACCTGCTTGCAGTAGTCCTCGTCGATGTCACTCGGCAGGTGCCACGCGCCCGGCTGGTCCTGCGGCCAGCCGATGCGGTCATGCACCCAGGCCTTGAAGTAGCCGTCGTCGGCCGCCCAGACCTTCATGCCGGTCTTCAACCGTTTCCCGCGGTGGTTCACCTCGGCGTCGGTCGCGTGGTAGAGCTTCGTGATGCGGCCGCCCGCGCCCTTCGTGGCGTAGGCGTTCGAATGCTTCCGGCACCAGTCGTAGACCTGCTGGGTACGGAAGCCGGAGTCGACCGCAATCGCGCTGATCGGCATGCCGCCGAACTGCCGCGCCGCCAGTGCATCGAGGCGCTGCCACACATGCGGGAGCGCCGTGTTGCCCTCGTCCTCCGTCTTCGTCGCGCCCCACAGCTCTTCGCGCCAGACCAGCCACGATTCGTACTCAGCGCCCCACGCGCGCACTGTGCAGACGAGCCGATCCTGCTGAACGTCCACGGTCAGGAACAGTAGCTGCGCGCCGCGCGGCACCGTGCCCAGTTCGTACGGCTGCCCGCAGTCATCCTTCAGCGCGTTCCACTCGGGCGCCTGGCCGCGCAGCCGGTACATCTCGCCGAAGGCGGTGTTGAGCGTCGCCCGGATCTTGTCCTGGTCTCCGCTCCGCGCCGCGCGCAGCCATTGCGCCGCGCGCTGTCCGAACGTGCGCCACGGGGACATCAGACCGGACACCCAGAACGATGCGATCTCCGATTCCGGCACCGGCCCGACCACGCGACCGTTCGATCCGAGGCCGGCGAAACACGGGTGATCGGGCGGACCCGGCCGGCGCGTTTCGGGGTCCGCCGGATTCGGCAGGTCCGGGTTCCACTCCTCAACCGTCTGACCCGGCGCGAGGTACGTGCCCGCGCCGTTCATCCACGTCTTGTGCTTGTCCTCGATCAGCGCGCCGCAGCGCGGACAGGCCAGCGTCGCTTCGCGCAGCGCGCGCGCCGGCGTGCAGCCTTCCGGCCACGTCAGCAGGCGGAACCGCGGCACGAAGAACTGCGCGCAGTGCGGGCAAGGCACCGCCCACTCGAACCGCGTGCCCTCCTGGAACATCTTCCAGATCGGACTGACTACGTCCTCCGGATCCGCGAGCCCCCAGTGCTCGATGTCGGTGTCCGGATGCTTCTCCACGTCGGCGCTGCCCTCGGTCGGCGTCGACGTCGCCACGACCAGCGAGTCCGCGAAGTTCGAGACGCGGGCGCGCGCCAGGGTGAGCACGTCGCCTTCGCCGGGAATCGGCTCCATGCGATCGAGCTCGTCCAGCAGCGCCGTGTGCGCGGTGAACGACGCGACCTCGTTGCCGGAGCCCGCCCAGCCCATCTGCAGCGAGACGCCGCTGACCTTCTTCGCCAGCTTCTGCGCCTTGCGGCCTTTCACCGTCTTCGCCCACAGGCTCTTCGACGTGCGCAGCATCTGCTGCACCTGCGGCTCGAAGACCTTGTCGACGATCGACTTCGACGGGCCCAGGTACAGCACGGGCGCCGGGTCGTCGTCGAGCTTCCGCCCGATGACGTTCAGCAGGCCCGCGGACTTCCCCATCTGCGTGCCCATCACCGCAGCGATCTCGGGCCAGCGCGTCGAGACGGCCGCCATGCCGATGGGGATGGTGTAAGGGGTTCTCCTACTTCTCCACTTTCCGGGCTCAGGGCTTCCGGGTGGCTGCTCGCGGTTTGCGTCCGCCCACTCGTGCGGGCTTCGCAGCGGCGGCGGCGTCATCGCTTCCGCGATCCGCTGCAGCATCGACGCCACGGCCTGCCAGCTTTCGGATGCGCTCAGCAAGTTGGGTGCGGACGCCTCGATGCTCGGCGAGGAGTCGCAGTCGGATTTCGGCCGGGTCACTCAGGTTCGCCAGTTCCGTCGCCAGGCGGCCCGCGATCGCGTCCAGATCGGCGCCGAGCTCGGCCACCGTCTCCAGAAGGATCGGTTCCACCTGCGACCGCAGCATGTGATCGCCGCGCTCTGCCGCATTGGCGAGCGCGACCTTGTCTGCCTGTTCCTTCGCGAGGCGATCTCGCTGGGAACCGACTGCGCCGCCACGCTGCTCCATTACCCATGGCAGCGCGGCATGGAGATCGATCTCGACCGTCCTCCCCTGGCGCCCACCGGACCGGTGAGGCATCCCATCCCGCATCCAGTTGGTCACCGAGGCAGGCGAGACGCCTACCAATTCGGCGAACTGGTCGCGGTTTACGGTCGGTAGATCGGCCCTCATGCGTCAGAAGTCAGTGACTTTTCGGGTCTCATATCAAAAGCGAATGGGGTCCGAAATCCC